TGGGCGTACACGAGCTCGCATCTATGCAGGGAAAGGCGTAGAGAACTTAGTTCAAGCCCTTGCACGCGACGTCATTGCAGAGCACGCAGTTAAGTTCTTTAAGGCTACTGGTATACGGCCAGCACTCACGGTGCATGACGAGCTTGTGTACGTAGTTCCAGAAGATTCCGCAGAGAAGCAGTTAGATACATTGCAGACCATAATGCGTCAAGGCGTGTCATGGTGGCCCGAGTTAGTAACATGGTCTGAAGGTGATATTGCAAGCTGCTATGGCGAAGCAAAATAGTGTTGACTAGTTGCAGAAATCTGCTAAAGTGGGGGCTAACAACCACGAGCCTCCAAGCGACAAATGACGCATTGGGGGCGAAAACCTATGGAGCAAGCATGGCCAACCCAGCTTGGACTTATTCGCAATTAGACACGTTTGAAACGTGCCCGAAGAAGTTCTACCATCTCAAAGTAATTAGAGATATTGTCGAGCCCCCAACTGTGTACACCGAGTGGGGAACCAAAGTGCACACAGCATTTGAGAACTTCATTTTGCATGGAGAACTCTTGCCTGAAGGCATGACGCAGTGGCAACCACTGGCGAACAGATTAGCCGCGCTCAAAGGCGAGAAGTTTGCTGAACGTGAGTACGCTGTAAACAAAGACTTTACACCTTGCGATTGGGACAAAGCATGGACACGAGGCATCGCTGACCTTGTTGTTATTCATGGTGCAAACGCTGCTGTGATGGACTACAAAACTGGTAAGCGCAAGCCAACTGAACAGCTTGATTTGTACGCTGCTTATGTGTTCCATCATCACCCCGAAGTGCAGAAGGTAACGACTGGCTTTGTGTGGCTAAAAGAAAAAAAGATTGACTGGCAAGTACGTGAACGTGACGACCTTGCAACGATATGGCAGAACCTATTGCCACGAGTACACAAACTTGAATCGGCCTACGAGCGTGACTCATGGCCTGCTAAAACATCAGGGCTGTGCAAGGCATGGTGTCCTGTAACGTCATGTGATTTCAACGGGAGAAAAACATGACTTACGACGCAAAGAAAAAAGCTTGGTGGGAGTGGCATAAAGAAAATCCTCAGGTTTGGTCTTATTTTGAACGTTTTGCACTACAAGCTGTTGCCAATAAAAGAAAAAAAATTAGTCATTGGTTAATTGTTAACCGCATTCGTTGGGAGACCGCGATTATTACAACAGGTGAAGAATTTAAGATTAGCAACGATTACATAGCGTTTTACGCTAGATTGTGGAAGGCAAAATATCCACAATACGCTGATTTGTTTAACACCAAAAAGATGAAGGGTGAACCCTGATGGCTCAGACACCCGAAGGCAAGGTCAAAGATGCAGTGCGTAAGTTTCTAAAAGAGCGTACTATTTGGTATTACCAGCCTATGCAAAATGGCATGGGACAGGTAGGCATACCGGACTTCATTTGTTGTTGGAACGGAAGGTTTCTTGCAATAGAAACTAAAGCTCCCGGCAAACGCAAAGATACAACAGCTAACCAAGATAGAGTGTTAGCCGAGATCGTTAGTCATGGTGGTCAAACTATTGTGGTTGACGACGTAAATCAACTGCATGATTTTTTAGAAAACATTGCATGGAGAGCATGATGGTTACATCAACTAAACAGAAACTTGAATACCAAAAAGCATACAACGCCCGCCCCGAAGAAGTGGCTAAGCGTGTAAAGAACAACGCTGCACGTCGTGACGCTATGAAAGATGGCAAAGCGCGTGTTGGTGATGGTAAAGATGTGGCACACAAGAAGTCATTAGAAAATGGTGGCGGTAATGGTAAAGGTAATACCGCTGTGCAAGCACGAGCAACTAACAGAGGATGGAGGAAGGGAAGCAGCTCTTACAACCCCGATAAGTAATGCAAATACATAAAGAAAAAAAGGCGGTTATTTTCCGCTTAAAAAATCCAAGTCGGATAACAACAGTAATACCGACAGCTATCGAAGTAGACCACAAAGGACAACGGCTTGTAGCCGTTCCACACCGCCCCGACGAAACTCGGGTGTTACGCAACTTAGGCTTTGAGGTTCCTGACCCCATGCCTATGCACTATGCATTTCCAAAAGTTAGTGGGCGACACAACCCGTTCGCAGCACAGATTGAAACTGCATCTTTCTTGTCCATGCACAGCAGGGCGTTTTGTCTCAACGGTATGGGCACTGGCAAGACCAACAGCGCACTGTGGGCGTATGACTACATGCGTCGTACAAAAATTGTAAACAAGGTTCTTGTCGTGTGTCCGCTATCAACAATGGAACGAACATGGGCTGATTCAGTATTCAATACGTTCTCGCATCTTGATGCAGTAGTCTTGCATGGAACAAGAGAGAAACGAATTAAGTTACTCAAAGAAGATGTTCACGTCTACATCATTAATATCGACGGCCTTGCTACGATCAAAGATGAGTTAGCAAAACGACCGGACATTGATTTGATAGTAGTTGACGAGCTAGCACTTGCACGTAACTCAAGCACTGACAGATGGAAAACGCTCAACACAATTTGCAACAAGCAAGGCAGTCGCCGTGTGTGGGGGATGACAGGTTCGCCTACACCTAATGCACCAACTGATGCATGGGCTCAATGCAAACTTATCACGCCTGACAATACTGGTGTACCAAAATACTTTGGAGCATTTCGTGATCGTGTGATGCGCCAGCTTACGCAGTTCAAATGGATAGCACGACCTGAAGCAAACGATGTGATTCATCAGATGATGCAGCCTGCAATTCGGTTCTCGCTTGACGACTGCACTGACTTGCCCGAACAGATATTCATAACTCGCGAAGTTGAGATGACTGTAGAGCAGAAGAAAGCCTACAAAGACATGTTGTCTAAACTTGCAACAGAATACGCTGGCGGTCAAATTCTTGCTGTGAATGAAGCTGTAAAAGCAAACAAACTAATTCAAATTGGCTGCGGTGTCGCATACGGGACAGACGGAGTTGAGGTAGTCATACCATCTAAGCCTAGAATGGATGTACTCAAAGAAATCATTGAAGAATCTGAAGGCAAAGTAATTGTGTTTGTGCCGTTGACTGGCGCTCTTGAACACGTAGCCACAGAGCTACGCAAGGACTGGTCTGTGGAAATTGTCCATGGCGAAACTAGCAAGAACCAACGAGATCAGATATTTTCAAACTTTCAACGAGGGTTAGACCCGAGAGTATTAGTGGCAAATGCAGCTACCATGTCACACGGACTAACGCTAACAGCGGCAACTACCATCGTATGGTACGCACCGGTGCATAGCAATGAAATTTACGAACAGGCTTGCGCTAGGGTTAGACGCCCCGGCCAGACCAAAACTACTGTGATTGTGCATATCGCAGGCTCAGACGTCGAAAGACGTGTGTACAAGAGGTTACAAGACAAACAATCCATGCAGGGCTTATTGCTTGACATGATGAAAGAACAACCGGAATAGGAGGCGTTATCGACTACCAAACCTTTACCCCAATCAACCACAAATTAGGATATAAAAATGAAACTCTCAGAAGCTGTCAGCATCTACATCAAGATGCGAGATAAAAAAGCACAAATGAAAGCAGAGTTTGATGCCAGTGTTGCTCCTCTCAACGAGAAGATGGAAAAGCTAGAAGCCAAGTTACTAGATGTTTTCAACAAGACCGGCATTGATTCTGTCAAGACAGAATTTGGAACTGCGTATACCACAACTAGAGTCACTGCCAGCGTAGCAGACCGAGAAATATTTATGACTCACGTCAGAGAAAATGACGACTGGGCGCTTTTAGAAGTACGCGCTTCCAAAACAGCGGTAGAACAATACCGTGAAACCAACAACGACTTACCCCCGGGCGTATCTACTCGTGAAGAACGTGTAGTCAATGTGCGCCGTTCGTCGTAAACTCTTTCCCCCAACCACTGAAAAATTATGAACATCATTCCATTTGACTCCGGCTCCAACTTGCCATCATTCCTGAAAAAAGTTGACATCGCAGCTTTAAACTCCGATTTGACTGCTCATGCAGGCGGCGGGTTCCCAGTGATCTCTATCAAGGGCAAAGTATTCGCAGTTGTTCGCGATGGTGAACGTGAATTGCAGATGAACCCCAAAGACCCTGACAGCGCAGCTACCAGCTTAAACGTGGTGTTGTTAAAAGCCAACAAAGGTACAAGCAAGGTGTTTTACCTCAAGGGCTATGACAAAGACACAAGCGAAGGTCAGAAGCCTGACTGCTACTCTAGCGATGGCATTGAGCCGGCAGCCGATGCACAG